TTTCTTCGTTTTCTTCTTGAATATTTAGCACAAGAATTTTATATGTATGATATTGGTTTTCATTATGAATTTAATAATATATTATTTCAATTAGAAAAACACTATAAAAAAGAAGTTATAGAAAAAATTGCTTTCAATAAAATTAAAAGAAATGAATTATTTGTTTTAGGTCTTTCTATGAAAATTTCAATGAGGGATTGTGGTATAGCACTTGAAGCCTATTAAGTCATAATTTAATATATATTTTGTTATAAACTATATATTAAATAAAACCTATATTTAAACATCTTCCTCATTATTATTAACTAAATAAGCACCTTTTTCATAAAGCACGGCCATTGGGTAAGTCTTTGTAATAGTAATCCAGCGAGATTTAATTTGTCTAATCTTTTTTCTTTGCTCTTTATCAAATCCTAAATAATTTTCTAATAAATTTTTCAATGCTCTTCCGCCCAATGCGTTAGGAAATATTGTAATTGAATGACTTTCATTTAATATTTTTTTTGTATCTAATCCGGCACTTGGAACATGGCTCGTATAAATACACGATGTATTAAAATGCCGTCCAGTTTCTAAAATTAAACCTAATAAACCATTTATTTTAGTTCGTAATATTTTATTAGTTATACAATCTGTATCATCAAAAATCACCATACTATTTTTAAAATCTTCAACGCCTATATGTGTCTCAATAAATTTAGGATTTAAATCAAATCGTTTTAATCCTTTTATTTTATCAATAGAACTATCATCATTTATAGAACTAATTAAATATATAGGATTTTTAGGATATAACTTTTTATATTGCTCACAATATAAATAAGTATAATAAGATTTTCCAGAACCACTCGCCCCTGTAATATATAAAATTTGTCGTTCTTTCTGTTTGTCCGGTATTTGCTGTATGCTTTCTTTGTCTTTACAATTATAAGTATTAAAATGCTCTTTAATATCTTCTGTTTTATCTGTAATATGAAGAACATCATTTTTTAACTTACTATTTAATACCTTTGCGAGTATAGCTCCTTTTTCAAAATTCATATTATAATATATATAATATTAGATTATTATATAACTATAAATTTAAACATTTAATTTTCTAAACTTTTAAAAATGAAAAAAACTATTTAATAAACTATTTTTTTCTACAACCTTTATAATCTCATTATTTAATTCATTACTATATTTAGCAACTAACTCTTTTAATGTTTTAGCAATAACTTCTAAACTTTTATTTTTTGCTATTTTTATATTTAATAAAGCAAGATTATCAAAAATTAACTTCTTCTTAAAACGCTTAAAATTATTATCCATTAATTCTAATACTATATTTATATCCGCAATATATTTTGATTGCTTACCTAATGGACTATTTATAACTTTTAATAATTCATTTATTAATGGTTTATTATTTTCTAATTTAGAATAAGCATATAGCCTCTTAACTGCTTTAAAATAATTCTTTTCTGTTATATAATTTTGAAAATCCTTAAATATACTTATAGCACTTTGTTTTTCACTTTCCATTGGTCCGCTTAATGAAAAATCGCCAATATTGATAAAATATAAATCACTATATTCATTTAATTTTCCATCATTATCTAATGCTATAACATCCATTTTTATTCTGCTTTCTTGTTGTAAGCAATCCACAAAATATTTTGGTTCATCATTAATAACAACATAACCCTTTTTAATACTTTCTTTGTCCCATCTTATTGGTTGTCCTCTAAATGAACCACATTTAAAATCAATAATCCAAATATTACTTTTTGGTTTTAATGCTAATTTATATTTTTTTCTAAATAAATTTAATATAAAATTATAAACAGCATAATCCCTCTTAAATTTTTTTTCTTCCATTAAATCATAATCCGCACTATAAATAACATCTTTATCCGCAGATGAACCAACAAGCGTTTGTAATCCAGATACACTCAAAAATTTAAACACTTTTTTACTCATTAAAAACACTATTATTATAACACTATATTAAAATATATTATAAAAAGTTTTAATTATTAAGAATATTTTTTATAATAAGTTATTATATAAATGTCGCAAGTCAATAAGTTTAAACAAGAACAGAACCCAGACTATATATATTTTGACTTACAGCAAACGAATGTTCAAAATACAACAGAGTTTATACAGCAACCTCTTAAATTTGTTGAAACACGAGACACCCCTATTGTTGCTAATAGTGGTGAGTACCATTTAAGTGTAAATCGTTTTCAATTAGACACTTACAATCTTCCTGTTTTAGTTGTAGAACCAGATTTAACACAACCAGACGCAACTTATAATAAAGACCAAACAATTTATAAAGTAGCAATGCTTCCAGTTCATTGTAATATAAAAAGTCAAGTGTCATCAATAACCACAGAAGTCGTTTATGAAAATTTTACTACAAACCGACAATTAAATTATGGAATTTATATGGATTATAATAATAATAGTAGTGGTTTAAATGTAGCAATTGCTTATCCACAATATAATGGTAATAGAGGTGCTATTATCCATTGGAGAGAAGGCAATAGCAGAAATCTATATACTTGGACTGGGGCTGTAAATAGTTTTATTGGCCAGTTTTGCGTTAGTATGACTAATAATAGTAGATGGCTTATGGCGAGTATAAGTAATTTTCCAAGAACTTTGTTATGGGACACAGACAGCAATTTGAAAACAGAACCAACAAAAATAATAACAGATGACTATTTAGGGCCATCATTTATTAGCCCAGATACAACAAAAATTATTAAAATAAATCTGGACAATAGCAATATAACTTTACGAACTTTTATTGAAGGTAGTGGGACTATTAGTGCTCCGGTTGGAAATGGTATTAACTCAGCTCGTTTTACAGGAGAAGACAATGTTTTAGGAGAAAACGGAATTGGAATGAATGAAACTGGAACTGAAATAGTTGTTAGTAACTATTCTAATGTAGAGGGAGGAAGAACAGAATGCGGTTCTGTATGTTTTGTAGCTATTAATTGGACAACAGGAGTAGGGACAATTACACCATTTACAGGAGACAATAGTTTTGAATATTTAGGGTGGTGTGTTTGTATGTCGGCAAATGGATTAGTGGCGGCCGCTTCCGCAAAAGGCGGAAGCCAAGCACAAAACGCATATATAAGAATTTATAATAGAGTTGCTGGAACTTGGACACAAGGACAAAAACTATTTGGGGGACAAGTAGAATTAGGAGACAGAATTACTTTAAATGATGACGGAACATTTTTATATGTAGCCACTCATTCGTCTAGAAATGTTAAACGATTTAAAAGCACAGCTGGAACTTTTGCTTTTGATAAATTAGTAGCAACTTTTACATCTGGTAGAGTAAATGCGGCGTGTAATAGTAATGGAATAAAAGCGGCTGTTATTAATTATGATTTTGCTGGAACAGCACCAGCCGAAGAACAATTTATAGAAATAAATACTATTGCTGTGGGTGATGATTTTGATATACCAGATAGTATTGATAATGTGCCTATTATAGCACCAGTAATTTGGAAAAATGATTATAAAGACGCAGTAGCACCAGAAAAAAATGTGCTGACTGGAAAAAATACAGCATTATATCAATATTATTATTGTAATGCGTATGAAAATTTTATAGCGCGAGTTAATACAGCAATTAGAACAGCTTATATAGCACTAATAGAAAGGCTTTATAATGATTGGGTTGTTATAACTAATAATGCTTCACTAACAAATGTTTTTGTAGATATTATTGTTAGACAATATGGTCCTCCTCCATTTTTAGAATGGAACGAAGCAGAATTAAAAGCAGAACTATACGCAACATTATTATTTCAAACGCAATATATAAATGTAGAAGAAACTATTAATTACGCAACAAATCCAGATTTGACTTGGTCTGTTGCTAGTGGAAATAGAGTTGGAACAAGTGGCTTATATACTCCATTTACTTTTCAATTAGCAATGAACGCTCCATTATATAGTTTATTTAACACGCTTCCAGCATCAAAAAAAGTATTAACAGCACCAATAACAAGTTATAGAGAAACTTATTATATAATGAATTTTTTTACAACTGGAAATGATTTAATAACGCCAAATGTGCCTTTACATTCAATCCCAGCTTATCCATTTACGGCCAATTATGTTGTAAATAGTAATATACAATATCCCTCACAATATACAGAAAATATAGCTCACGCAAATCTTTTAATTAAACAACCACAAGAATTAAGCACTATTGATACATGGACACCAATCAACGCAATTGTTTTTACAACAACTTCACTCCCCATTGTTGTTAATCAATTTAGTGCTTCTTCATCAATAGGCGATAAACCACCAAGCGGAAGTACGAGTAATGAATTTGCTTTTATTATTACAGATATTCAAAGTAATGACCAAGGATTTAGACCCAATGTTTTATATACTCCAACGGCAGAATTTCGTCGTATAGATTTAACAGGTAATCAACCTATTAGAAATATTGATATTTCTATTTTCTGGCGTTCAACAACAGGGGCTTTAATCCCAATGGTTTTAGCAAGTGGCGCCCAAGCATCAATTAAATTATTATTTGAGAAAAAAGATAAAACAAACCAAAAAGAAGCAAATGCCTCAACATTAGCAACTTCTATTAGAGACATTGTATAAAGCGCTCAAAGAGGAGCGCACCCTCTTTTTTTTTGTCATAACTTTTTTTTAAAAAGTTATAAATTAATAAAAATTTTATAATAAATAATAATATTATATACTATTATAAAATGGATTTAGGGCATTTAAATGTTGATGAATTAAAAGTTGTAGCAAAATACTATAAATTAGAAGGTTATAAAAATATGAGACGACACGAATTAGTGTCGCTATTATTAAGTCATTTAAATAAACCAGTTAATTATAATGTGCCTCGTTTAAATGTTTTAAGAGATTTAAGTGATAATTTTATATTGACTTATGATGATTTGGAATGTTTAGAATTTTCTGATAATAATATTTATAATGTTAATATATAAAAATGGCCTCCACTGACTTTAAGACAATTTTAGTTAAAGACAGCACTATTGCCGGAATTACTGACCAATTAACTTACGCAGTAAAATCTGGTGCTTCATCAAAAACATATCAACCCTTTCCATCTGTTTCAAATTCGTCTTCAACACTAACTTTCAATGTCCAAGTGCCTAGTGAAAATGTTATTGTTGATAGAGAAGTATTTATTAAAACAAAAATTTATTTTACTATTACAGAGACTACTATTGCGAATGGTTCTTTTGCGGGAGGTTATGGAAGCGATTACGCTCTTCAAGCATTTCCCCTCAATCATTTATTTACCACAGCCAGCGCTACTATTAATAATAGCAATGTAAGCTCAAATATTCAAGATATTTTACCTCAACTTTTACAAATGCTCTCACAAGAAGAACTATCTGCTTATGACGGAATGACCCCCAATTTAGTTGATTTTAATTGTGCTAAATATAGTGAAGCATTAGGCTCTGTTAATGATGTTATTTCTACAGCCGCTAAAACTGGTTATGATAAGCGTTATACTCCTCGTGGTGCCTTTACTTGTAAAATCGTTTCAAAATCAAGAAAATTAGCAAACGGCGATGTTGCTAATGACACATTAGCAAGCACAGCCACATCTAATATTTTCAAAATTGCTTATGAAGTTGAAGTTACTGAGCCTATTATTGGTCTATCTCCATTCATTTATGGCCACCCATTATATTCTAATCAAGGCCTTGTAGGAATTTCCGCAATGAATTTTGTATTTAATTTAGATGCGACTGCTAAACGCTTTTTATCGTGCGGTGCGGCTTCAACTAAAATTACTAAAATTGAGTTAGGTCGTAATGTTGATGGTACTGCTCCGGATATGGCCAACACAACTCTGCCCTTTGCTGATGCCGAATTACTTGTTTGCTTTTTAAGCTCACAGCCCCGCGATATGATTAAGTCAAGGAACATATGTAATTACACTGATATACCGCGTTTTATCACTTCTCCAAATATGGCTATTGCTTCTGGTGGTGCTACAAAAGATTTAAACACTAATAATATTCAATTAAATCAACTTCCAGATTTATTTGTTATTCAAGTCCGTCTTCCAATGTCCAGTATGACTATTCATGATGCTGAATATGGTTGTGCTATTACTGGAATTAGTGTTAATTTAAATAATAGTTCCGGTCTCTTATCGTCAATGAACGCACAACAGCTCTGGGCACTTTCTGTTAAAAATGGCTCAAAACAATCTTGGGGTCAATTTAGCGGTCAAACAAATGTTTTTACTACTCGTGATGCTGAAAATGCTGGTATTGGTATTCAACCCACAACTGGTTCTTTACTTGTATTAAGTCCAACAGACCTCTCATTGCCCGACTATTTAGCACCCGGTTGTATTGGAAGCTATAATTTCCAGATAAAAATAACTTGTGCTCAATATACGGGCGCGTCTATTACTCCGGAAGTTGTTGTAATGTGTGTTAATAGCGGAATTTTTTCAAGTACGGCGGGCAGTTCCCAGATTTTTACTGGAATTTTAACTAAATCTATGGTTGAAGAAGCAAAAGCAATGTCCTCTGTTAATCCAGTTATGTCTGTTGAATATAATCGTGTTCTTGGGGGCGGCGTTCATGGAGATATGGCTGCTTGCTCTTGTAAAGAAATGCCTGCTGTAAAAGAAGCAATGAAACAGAAAGTAAAAATGGCTCAAATGTATGGCTCTGGGGCAAAAGGCGGTGCTTATACCGAAGTTGATAAATTTAGTGGAATGATGCGTTAATTTATGCTTTTAATAAAAGTATAACAAAATATATAGTAATTAAATAATTAATTAATTAATATATTATTTAACATTTTTAGAAGTTAAAGAAATAAAAACTATTAGTATATAAAAAATAATGTCTCCTAACTACGAAAATTCTAAAATATATAGAATATTTAGTCCATCATATAATCTATGTTATTATGGTTCAACAACTAAAACTCTTGAAGAAAGATTAGCCAAACATGTTATTGATTATTATTGTTATAATAAAAATAATGAAAAATACTCTTATTATAGCTCATTTAAAGTAATAGAATGTGGCGACTATAAAATAGAATTAGTTGAAGCAATCAAATGTAATAATAAACGCGAATTAGAACGACTTGAAGGAAAGTACCAAAAAGAAAATGAATGTGTTAATATGTTAATATCTGGAAGAACACGTGCCGAATATAGAAATGATAATAGAGCTATTATAAGAGCAAAGAATAAAGAATATAAGCAGTTAAATAAAGATAAAATAAAAATACAAAATAAATTATATAATCAAACTCATAAAGAGCAAATATATAATAGAAAGAAATTATATTATGATGCTAATAGGGATTATATAAATGAAAGACGAAGACAATTATATAAATTAAAACAAAACAAGGCGGAAGAAGTTAAATGATAAATATTAGAATATATTATTTTTAGAAGTTAAATAATATATTCTATGTTATATTGTGGATTAAAACAATAATCTAAACAATAATAATATAGAATAATATAAATTATTATAAAAATAATCTAAATATGATTAAAAATAATCTAAAAACAATATAAAAAATAATAATTTATAAATTATTATTAATTTTAATATAAATTTAATCTATTTTCATTATAATCTAATAATAATCTAAAATATAATAATCTAATTTATTAAATAAATAATCTAATTTAATAAATAAATAATATAAATGTATTTATTTATTAACTACTTCCGCTCTATACTTTAAATCTATGTTTAAAATCTTTTATTGCTTCTTCTAATGTTGGTTTATTCCATAAAATAAACATACTTAATGAGGCTGGTGTTAATGGGTCACTAAAATCTTCTGTTCCTAATGCTGTGTGTCTT